AAGAAAAAAAGAACGTCTTGGACGCTTGATTCGGTCTTTATTTCAATCGGTGGCAAGCCTGCTTTCTCACGCAGTTCTGCTGGGGTCATGGCTTGAAGCAATGCTTGTTCGCTCAACTGCTCCGTGATGGGGTTGGTAGGAATCAACTCCATGCCTTCCACACCGTTGAAAGACCCCAAGTAGTTTATCATTCTTTCCACCTTCTGCACCCGGTCGTTGACGTAGGTGGCTTTGAATAACTCGTAGGCCTCGACCAATTCGTTGCGTCCACCCAATTGGCCCTCGGTCTTGACTCCAAATAGCATGGGGTTGGTTACACGATGGGCGATGAATATCTCTTGCTGGATGGCCTTGTTCAAGATTTCGAACTGCTTATCCATGTCGCTCGGAGTGAGCGGTTCAAGTGTCGGGGCCTTGGCTGCATCATCGTTGAAGGTTACAACGAAGCGACCAGCGTTATCCGTACCGCTGAACTTGCGTTTGATTTGCCTTTCGATGTCGCCCTGCTCTTCGGGGGTCGGGATTCCGTTGTTAAAGTTTATCAAGTAACCGCCCCAAAAGTTGTTTCGCAGGTTGTTGTTGTGGAAGTTGGCGACCTGTACGTCTGCCTCAATCCAAGCATTGCCTCCGATGTATTCGGGGAGAGGGTAGTGCTTCACGCCTGCTGCGTACACACGATAGTAAAACAACTGCTTTCCGAGGCGATTCTCCGGGTCGAATGCCGGTATCTTCTCGATGTCCCCAACCTTCGGAAACAACTGCATCATGTCGTCGTTGTACCAATCGGCCACCTGAAACATCTTCTCCTCCTTGTCAACCCTGATTTTCTCAAACGGGACGTGTTCCATCTTGGCGATGGTCCCAAGTTTGGACCAAGTAACCGCAACCGCAAAGCCGTTGAAAATCTCTAAGTCCAAGACCAGTTTCTCGGTGATGTCGTTCAGGTCCTCGGTGCTGGAAAGTCCGTCAAAAAACTTGATGAACCGGGCCTGCTGCTCTACGGTCAAGTCATCCCCTGCCTGCCAGCCTCCGCCCATGATATAGTTCACCTTGCCGTTGACGATAGCGTTGTGCTTGGACGACCTGCGATAGTTGTCCAGCAGGTAGTATGGGTATTCGTTCGCAAAGCCGTAGGTGATGTACTTGCCGGACCTGTTCTCCAGCATCACGGGGACCTTATGCTCTATCCCAAGCCATTGGGTGAAGTGTTGAGTAGATTTATTACTCATAGCGTGTGAGCATTAAAACTGATGGATGAGATGGTAATCGTCCTAACACCATCAATTGAAGTTACATAGATTGAAAATTCATCATTGGTATTTGCTATCAAAAAGGTTTCCAAAACTACTTGATGGCCTTCGGTATGGCTCAAAGTAACTCGTGCTTCAGACGAGCCGATTTGTGCGTCATTTTTGTAAATAGCCCAAGCGTAATCATCGCCATTTGCCCCCGAAAAAGTTAGATTTGCACTCACCCTAATTGCAGCGGATAGCGTCCCCGTGTAGGTGATTGATGGCCCCGCACTTGTTGCAACTCTCGAAAAGTTGTTGGTTGATAGAATGTTGTTGCCTGTTGTAATCAGTAATTTGGCAGCAGTATTATTGGTCGTTACAAATGACCTATCAGCAGCCGTAGCAACCGAAGCATAGCCACGCTCGATGTCAAGCGTTGCGGTGTCTGCAAGGTCGTCGAATAGACCACCCACACGGGATGCGGTGTTCGCCCCGGCAGCGGTTTCGTTGGTGATGGTTAATGCACTCGCTTGGAGTTGGCTTCGTGTTTGTACGCTCATTAGTTGAATGTTTGGTCAAAAGTTGGGTCGAATATGCCCCCGGCATAGACGCTGTAATTGATTGAATTGGCGTAGGTATTGAAGCCTATCGTTGCGGTTTGTATAAATGCCAAGCCCGTTTCAACGACCGCCAAAGCAGCGGTAACCGTGCTATTGGTATCGTAAACTTCATACTTATACGAGCCTGTTTCAAGCGACCCCACGGCAATCTGAAATTGGTCATAGCGGTTGGTATAGTTGGAAAGGTTGGCGGATTTCAGCAGGGTGTAGTCCGTCGTTGTGTTCTTTGCAATGCTCGTAAGGCGCAAGATGTAGCGGTCCCCCGTACTGGCTCGCTCGGTCCAAGTAACCGTTATCGTGTTGGTCGTGTCAGGGTTCAGGTAAAGCATCTGCTTGTAAATGTGCGATGCCCCCGAATTTCACAATTTGCGCCCAATCTGCCTGTATAGTTCGGCCCGCTTCTTGGCGGTTTCAGCCACGTTGAACTGCTTCTTGATGTCCCGTGTGAGGTTGTCAGCCAAGCCCTTACGCAGATCGGGGTCAAGGATCAACTGCTTGATAAATTTGTACCAGTCCTTTGGCTTGTTGTAAGGGACCAAGAACCCGTTCTCCCCGTGCTTGATTACGTCCGTGTAGGGGATGGTTTCGCTTGCAATGATGGCCTTATTCATCCACCCTGCCTCTACGACCTTCAACTCGGACTTGAGTTTGTTGAACTTGGTATCCCGGAGCGGTGCAAGGGTTACGTTCACGAAGTTGTAGCCACCCACATACGAGTAGATGTCTGCTGCCTGAATGCGTCCGTAGTTCGGGTTGTTCCCTTGGTCGCTTATGATTTTCTCGTAGCCTTCGTACACGGGGTTGTTGTCGTTCCATCCTCCAAGGTATAGCCTGTACTTGCCGTCCAAGTTTGCATCCCAGCGTAGTTTCTGCATTCCCTCACGGAGCAGTTCCATGTCCTCGCCATGCTGCGCACCTCCGAACCAACCGAACTTGACGAGGTGCTTGTCGGGTTCTTCCTCCGGGTTGGGGATGAACTGCTGATAGGCTTCGTATGGCTCATTCTGCAAGATGCTCACATTCGCATTTAGAGGCCGTATGCGAGAGGCAAGGTGTTCGGTGGTACAGGTAACCCAATCGGCCAATTTGATGTGCTTACGGATGACCTCTGCGAGTTTGGTTTGGTGATAGTGGCGGTACATGATGTGTCCGCTCTCAAGGACCCAGTAGTCGTCCAAGTCAAGGATGACTTTCGCTCCGTATTGGGTCAGGGCTTTGTAGACGTTCTCCACCTGCTCCATCGTCCCCTGACACCAAAGCCGGCTGAACAGGAATAGGTCAATGGACTTCAACCCCTCGTCGCTGATGGTGGTGATGTTCTCGACGCACACATAGTCAAACTCCGGGTAGTTGTCGCCAAGGTAAGCGTTCGGCATTTCAAGGCGATAGAAACTGCACCCGGTTGGATGGGCGTTGTAAACGATGCAAATCTTCATGGCCGTAAAAATAAGAAGGGCAGCCATTGCTGACTGCCCTCCCAAACCTCAGATGATAAAAACCTGATGCGAAGATACTACGAACCGAGTATCTGTGCAGTCGATGGTGAAAAGACTGTGGATGCAATCGAGAACATCGGGTCAGGTTCCATCCCGGTCAAGGTCAATTCGTAGCCACTTCTATCCCCGAAGGCAGTACCAGTTCCAGCGGTTCCAGCGGTTGCTTCCAAGCCGTTGGCAGAGCCTAACAACCAGTAGCGGTTGTTGTTATCCTGCACGATGACGATGACTCGATTGCGGACCAGCAGACGGAGTTCGTTGCGGACTGCGACTTGCAGTTTGTTGATCGTGAATGTTACTTCGGGGGCGTAGTAGATTGAACCGTTCTCGATGCTCGCATTCAAGGTTTCAGTCAAAGAGGACGTAGCCTTGGTCAAGTCATACTCGAAGAACCCACCCGAAGCGTAACCCGTGAAGCCTGTAACCGCACCTGAAAGGTTGGCATTGCAGGACCCCGTTGGGATGAAGGATTGGACGTAAATTGTTTTGATTCCACCTACGGAATCACGGCAGCCGAGGGCGTAGCCAGTAGTTAGGGAGCAGGACATATGTGTGTTTTGGTTTTAAGTTTCAAGGAACAAAAAGCAGGGGGAGGTTTCCCTCCCCCCTACACATTAGGTCAAGCGGAAGTCAACGACCAAGTCTGGATACGCTATTTGTACGCCTGCTTTGAAGGCTGCGATACTCCGTACTTCGTCTAGGTCCCTTGAATAAAAAATCGAGAACTGCTCCTCGTCGCTCAAAAGGTCCGTCCCGTAGAAGAAGTTACCGAGGTAAGATGCAACGATGCGGTTGGTGTTGGTCAAGCCGGGAACCGCAATTACACGGACGTTTGTGCCGGGATAGATGATGTCCCCGTCAGCAAGACCAGCCAAGTCAACTTGGTTATACATGACACCCGTGGAGGCTTTGAAAGCCCCAATCAAGGTACGGAAGTTGTTCCAACCGCAGAAGATTACGAGGTCGTTCTTGGTCAGGATGGCCTGTGGGATTTGGTTGTAGATGCCGTCAAAGATGGAAATCACGTTGCTTGTAGTGATACCAACGGAGGCAGAAACCGCACCAGTGTTACCGCTGATAGTAGAACCCGAAGCAGCGTTCAAGAGTTGGTTGACGCCTGAAAAGTAAGCGTTACCCTGCCAAATTGCATTCTCCAAAGCCTCTGCGATGCGGAGAGCCTTCTGCTCGGCAAACGCCTGCTCGAAAG